CACATCAGCAGATGCGCTGGCATCGTTCAAAAACGAACTTAGATTGTATGCGCCGTGCAAAATTTGTGCGGATTTACCATGAATGAACGCCATTATTTACCGTCCTCAGTTTTTGACACAGTTTTTGACACAGTTTTTTTCAACTCAACAACTTCTTTTTCCACAGTCGCATCAACAAGTTCAATCATTCCTTGTTCACGAAGCCACTTGATTGACTTTGCGGGGATATCTTCTGTGATTTCGCCTGCTTCTACACGACGGTCAGGAGGGAACTCCAATCCTGTTTTCACCAAGTATTTCGGCATTTTGCTCCTAAAGTTTCGGGCGTGTCTGTATCCCCGAAATCTCCCCGACCACAAGGGTACGAACGGGCGATGCCGAGGTCACAAGGACACGAATACAAACGAAAGATTACATCGCATGAAGCAAACCTTCACACTCAATAGTGGTCAAGTTAGTTAAAAACCCCAATGGGCTAAGCCACCATTATCAAACAAGTATTTAGCAACTTTCAAATTGCAATCCAAATCATGCAAAACAGTTAAATCGCCAAGGTCGGCTTTACAAATTTTGGATACAACCGTCCGCCACGACGAGTTAATTTGCAACAAACCGCTATCCCAACTCTTATCTTTATTCAAATGATAGGTCAAATTGCCGTCTTTATCCCAAGTCGCATTGATTGCCTTGACACGGCACCTTGATTCCCGCCAAGCAATATAAGAAAATGTTTCAACAGGAACAAGTCCGTACTGCTCAAAAAGAGCCTCAAATTTAGGGCATCTTTTCACCTGTTTTGAAGACACCGAAACCACCACAGTCGTCGTGGTCGTGGTCGTGGTCGTGGTTGTCGTGGGCGCCTGCGAAGTCGTCACAATCGGGTCAAAAGACACCACAGGTAAAGTTTGAGGTGGGGACATCTCTTTTTCGGGGTCAAGGAAACTGAAAAAGAGTACGCCAAATAATAGCGAAAAAAGCACTAGGAAACGCTTCATTAGAACCTCCAATGTTTAAGCGGTTAAGTTATATACCCGACGACGAATACGCCCGAACGGTAATGAGTTCCTTTACACCAGCCATTTGTTCTCCTTTAAAACAATCTGACAGCAATCAAACTTTAGCCCAAAACACTACCCGAAATCAAGAACCTGAAGGCTTCTAAGCCCCATTTTTAGCCTTACACCGAGGACATAAAATAACCCAAGGTTTAGTCACAGAAACAGCAAGCATCCTAGAACAACGCCAACATCTAGGTTGCTCATCAATGTTCGCTTGACGACCATACGGGTCGGCAGGTTTTTCTTCTAAGGAAGCCATACGGTGAAATCGCATCCGATGATTGCTCTATCGTCGCCGTCACGAGAAAGCGGATAAAGTTCTGAAGTAGAAAGCACACACATAATTGCCACACCCGACAAAGTAGTGTTTTGAATAGCGCCCAAAACACCCCGAACTGCTTCAGCCTTTGACCGAGCAGTTGGGTAATCGTTCCTCGCCGCCCGACAATAAACCCGCACCCTCTGATGGTCAATAGCCTTCACCGACGAACCGAAAGTATGGTCAGGACCAACACCCTGATTCTCGTACAAAGTCACACAAGCATCGGGGGTGTCAGGCATCCGAGCCAAAAAAATGTTGGTAGCAAGAGTACCTTGACCCTGAGTTTGCAGATAAGCACCTAACGCATCAAGAATAGCCATCAAACCACCGAATCGTAACCTTCAGGGATAGAACCCCGTTTGCGTAACATAATCGCCACTCTTGAAGCAATGTTTTTAGCCAACCGCCCCTGAGCATCCGTAATTGGGTCTTCAAGATATTTTGCTTTGCGACCTTCTGCGTGTTTAAACATCAAATTCTCGTGTTGAACCATCGCATAATCAACCGCCGTTCCACCATAAGAAATTTCTACTGCTACTTTAGAACCCACAGAATAAGGTTGATGAACCATACCTGAACCTGACAGCGCACCGAAACGATAAGGTACTTGACGCTTAGACTCAGCCAACACAATTTGCGCTTCAGCATATAATGCCTCCATAGTTGCAGGAACTACTTTTTTTTCAACAGCCAAAAGCGCCATCGCTTCGCCAAATCCTTCAACTTCAACATTAAATTTCACAGTTACGACCCGAACGACACAATAGTGTGTGGCAAATAAGCCCCATCATCAATCTCACGAACAGAAATAATTAAAGGAATTTTCCCTGACGGCAAAACCAACTTAGATTCAGTAGTGATAACAGGATTACCGTAAAAAATTACCCGACCCTCTTCATAAACATCCCTGTTATCGGCAGTTTTAATGACACGACCCGTCTCCTGAACATAAGCCCGAGTTTCAACCGCAACACCCGAATAAGTAACTTTGCCATAACTATCCGTTGAAGTAGATGGATACACCGAAATAGTTTCAGGCATCAAAGAAAGAAAAGAAGGGTCAAGAGCCACAACTAAAACTAATCCGTTTCGTCACCAATAGAGTCTGACTTCGTAGGATTTCCTGGGAACCTGTCCATCCCTATCGTAAACATAAACGAACCATCAAACACGCTCGTGTCAAAGTTCGGGCTAGGAGGCGCAAACCTTGAAGCCTGTGACCTCAAATAAGTTGCTCGCTCCATGAAAGTTTTTGCTTGAGCCATATATTGTGTGGAAACCGACAAATCACCCACACTCTTAGACGAATCCGACTTAGATGTGTACTTGCCCGCAATCGCATCACAAGCATAAGATGCCGCAACATAAGTGTTGTTATTCCACTCGCTTAAAAGATAAGCAATTTCCGCATCGTTAATTTGTTGATTCGTTGTATCTGTGTCACCACTCAAAAACCGTACAGCATCACGAGGACTAGACGCAGGGTCACCTGAATAAGTCCAAGCCATGACTTAGACCCAAAACAAACTAGCCCTTAGCCGAAGGCGCTTTAACCTTGGGCTTAGGCTCAGCAACAGGAGTAACAGGTGCATCTAAAAGAGGCATCAAAAATCGGTTGCTAATCAAACTTTTAAGATTACGCCAACCCGCACCATCAACGATTTCGCCAACAGGAATAAACGAACCATCACCTGTAGGGATTTTTTTTGTTACTTTGTATGCCATATTTCCTCCGATTTTATTTGGACACTAACGGTCACTGACCGAAAGATTAAGCGACTCTGTACCACACAACCGTATTAACGGCTGAGACACGAACCTTGAATGTTGCCGAAGTTGCTGCTGCTACTTCTGCATCACCAACGATGGTCGCACCTGTTCCTGCGGTGATAACCAACGGGTGAGTAGCGGCGGCAAGGTTTACAACATGAACTTCAAAAGTGTCACCAACTGCGTAACCCTTCAAAGCGGCACAAGTAAGAGTTCCTGTTGGAACTGTCTTAGCCCGTGAAGCCGTTGGAGTACCAACCAACAAACCACCATTCGTAACAACCATAGCGGCTGTCAAAGTTTGAGTGGCATCAGTCAAAGTTGTGACTGTTGTTTTGCGAGTTGCAGTATCAGCGGCAATAGGACCGCTTGTTCGGAGTGAGCCGAACAGTCCCTTGCCTTTAGTAAGTCTATTTGCCATTAGAGGCTCCTATGTTTCAGAGAGATTACGCTACGCAGGATGAGAAGAAGTAACCGAGGTCTGAACCAATGACTTTCATATCAAAAGCGACTTCGGCTTCAATTCTGTCAGCCTTGTATTGTTCCATACGCATACGGCTTACACCGATTGTTGCGCCAATGCCTTGAGAAACGCCTGTCCACGACATTACATAGCCACCCGACGGTTGGAGCAAACCAGCCGAAGGAGCCGAATAAGTGAGAAGGGCATTTTTGCCATAATTGAACGCATAAGCGGCTGTGCCACCTTCGTTGTTCGTTGCCTTGAGGCTCTTCGCCACCATGACTCGTGGAACACCGAACAATGAAGCCATCAAACTCTCAGACAAAACTTGTGATGAGGTGTATTTGATGCGGTCAATCAAATCAGGGTGATTCTTCAACTGAATGAAAACATCGTATCCGAGAACCAAAGTATTTGGCTCGTAACCCGTTGTTGAAAGGATTGTGCGCTTGCCTGTTTCAATGTCACCGATTGGGTCTGACGAAGTGTAGTCACTCCACAGGTTTGACGGAGTTGAATCTGTACCCCAAACGCTTGTTGTAAAGAAGTTGGATACAAATTGTGTTTCCATCTTCAACAACATACGACTTGTTACAAACTCTGCCGCTTCACGGTCAACATTGATTGGCGCATCAGCGTTTGCACGAGTTTGGTCACCAATGTCCTTGTGGAACGCATAAACATCAGCCTGATACGAGTCAGTTGAAAGGTTGTAGCCTCCACCTGCTGACTCTGTGGCATCTGCACGGCGTTGAGCCTCATCACGGAACCAATCGTTCTTGGTGTAGGTGAAAAACTTGTCGCTCTGCTTTGAAACAGGAACAACAGGGAAAACCTTTGTTGCAATGAAATTATCTGCCTGTTGCATATAGGCGACACTGATGTTCGTCAAGATGGCGTCAACATGGACTTGGTTTTGGGTTGGCTGTGGCATTTTATTTGCTCCTTATTTCTGAGAGGTTTACTTATGCGCCCCGTGCTGCTGAAGCACAGTTCACTAGAATTGTGGCGATTTCATTTTCTGCGCCTGAAGCGAGAATAGTTGAACCGACAATGTACTTTGTCGTGTCAGTACCAGCCGCATAAGCATCTGCTTTGCCGTCTGATGCTGTTCCAACAACTGTTCCTTCATCAAGAGCAACCTTTGACACAACTTTTGTGCCACCAACAACAACGATTGAGGCTTCTTCGCCCGATGCTGGGTCGTTCTGAAGAACACCAATCGGCTTGTCAGTAGCCGCAGCACAAAGAACTGCTTGCCCTGACGAGTTTACTTTGACGAAGTAATACTGCTTTGCGCTTAAATCAGCACCTGCTGGAAGCGTGATTTTGACTGCATTATTTGAGATTTCGTATGCCATGTTTTATTGCTCCTTGTTATTGTTCTTTGCGATAGTCCGCATAGAGGTCAGGGTTTTTAAGAATTACACCAGTGATTGCTTGCTCAACTGTTGAATACTCGCCTGCGGAAAATGCCGCTTTTGCAAGTGTTTCTACTTTGGCGAAAGCGTTGCCTTCTGTTGGACGGGCGCCACGACCAATTTCGTCAAAAATTTGTGCGCTCTCCGCTTGGGCATTAGCCGACTCCAAAGCCTTTTCAATTACTTCACCAAGAGTCGCATCAATGTCGCTCAACTTGCGAAGCGCTGGACCAAGGTTTTGTGGGTCAACAGTCAAACTTGACCAAGCAGCCGCTTTGGCTACATATTGTTCGTCACGGCGACTGTCACGCTCTTTCTTCAATTCTTCACGAGCCTGATTTGCTGAGGCTTCAGCCTTTTCAAGCATTTCACGAACAGGTTGAGGGAGAGATTTCATCATCGCCTCATCGTTTTCTTCTTCGTCCTGTTCCTCTTCTTCGTCCTCTGCCATTTTCGCATCATAGGCTTTGGCAAGTTTTTCTTGAGTTTCAGCAAGAGCCTTTTCCAACTCCACGACACGCTCAATGTACGCTTCTTCCAAACCTGGTTCCATTGTTTCTTTTTGTTCGCTCACGGTATCCTCCGTTTGAGTTCCTGCATTTTTCATAACAATCCATCCTTCCTCAAGATGAGCAGGGTGGTCAACACCACTCGTCTCAAGTACCTTCAACGCAACCATTTTTTTCTGTTTTGCTTGCTTATTCAAAGGTTTTAACTCCTAAAAAGAAAAAGCCCACAGGTTTCAACGGTGAACCGTTTGAATACCCGCAGGTTTCGGACTTTTTCAGTGTAGAACGGCAAACATACAACCGTCTTATCAACAATGGTTTAGTATTGGAGTTTTGTTGCTTGACGAACCCGACCATCGCCGTAGGAAATAGCAATCATAATAAAGTCATCAGCCAACACATCCTTCAACTCGTCGTCAACCTCTATCTCGCCAAGCCGACCCTCAATAGCATTGATGAGAAGCGAGTCAAGTTGCCTCTGATTCAATGCCAACATCACTTCGTCGTCTTGAATGTCTTTGAACGGTTGCCCTGTTTTGTGTTCACCAATCAAACGGGCAAGCGAGTTGGAAATTAAAACAAACCAAACAAAGAAAATTCCGAAGATGAAAGATGAAATTAAATTAAACATGGGCTGATTGTACCGACAACAAAAATTGATTCCCAATAGAAGAAGGTTGAGTTACTCTTTAAGCCTTCTTCTTGACAGGCTTCACCGTCTCTCGCTCAACACCCCGAGCGTAGGCTCGGTCAGCCTCGGCGTCCCTGACCTCATACTTGCCGTGACCAACCCTCTTGAACACATCGGGTCTTTCCGTAACAAATTTCCTGACAATCGCATCGGTCAACCCGAACTGTTCCGCCAAACCCGCAACCGTCACCTCGGCATAAACATTCTGAGTCGCCCAATACCTAACCTGCTCAACACCATCAAACGGCACAGTTGAAACATCAGCAAGTTTCGCATCACGACCCATGCTGTAACCGTTCTCACCACCAACCATTTGAACCGAACCATCAGCGTTCATCTTGACGAACTTAAACTTACCTTTTGGGGCAACCCGCCAATAAAGAGTCTGACCCTTAACAAATGTTTCAACCAATGTCTCCACCATCATCCCTCCGTTCTTTGTTGTTTCCCTGACCACAACTACATTCTACCAAATGACAAAATAGCGAAATCATAAAAACACCCAAAACAAACCGAAATCAAAAAATTGTTCCACTACTTGAGCCTTCAAAAAATTTACAAAAAATAAATTGACACGATTTTCGTGTTTTAAACTATGTCAACAAATTCCTGTTGACCGCCACCCAAAATCACAACAGGCAACCGAGACACACGCCCACGAGAAGCACTCAACTTTATATCCACCCTGTCAAAAGGTTGTGAACGCATCAACTCCACAAAAGAAGGTTCCAAAAGTTGTTTAATCCACGCTTCAACCGCAGAAGGCAACTCCCGTTCATCAGCCATTAAAGACTTCTTTCTTCTCACCAAAATAGGCTTTTGCGAAACCTTCAGATATAAGTCTTTCGTTCAAACATTCACTGTTATCTACATTGGCATAGATTTTTGCCAAAACACGACCATATTTTTCGTTCTTGTCTTTAACCGTTTCAATCAAAACAGTTGAGTGTGTTTCAGCCCAAGTTTTT